CATCAACACGTTTGTTTGCGCCTCTCCATAAACCAGCAAACACATCGTCATCATTATTTGGTGTACTTGTGATAATACATTTACCACCAGTTGACAGTGTAGGTGATAAGGAAGTCCAAAATTCTTGTGCTTTAGTTTGTGGTTCAACAAATGCAAACTCATCCATGTATATCATTGAAATGGACATACCACGTCCTGTTGTTTCTGTGGTTGTTTGTGCTATAATTCTTGAACCGTTATCAAAATCCATTGATCCTTTGTTGTATGATGTTACTCCACATCTAATATAATCTGGACATTCTTCGTATGCAAATCTCACACGTTGCATGATGTCTTGAGCACCTTGATATTTGTGTGCCGCAATTAATATTAGAACGTCCGGATTAAACATTGCATACCATAACAAGTATCCGGCCGCACAGGTTGTTTTGCCTGTTTGTCTTGCACACATGGCAATAGCAAATCTGTTATTGTTATAAGTTTCTAATAACTTTTTTTGAAACTCATAAGGCTCAAATCGTAATCTACCTTTGGTTGGATGTTGGATCCAAACAAAGTTTTCCATAAAATACAAATAGCCAGTTTTTTTATCAGCACATCTTTTGAGATCTAACAATTGTTGTTCGTTATATCTAGATTTTGCATAAGCCGGCTTTGTAAGATTGCCTTCTAATCTTTTTGTTACCATAATTGTATTTATTCTAATTAAAACAGCAGTTAACGATTTTTAAAAAATCTCGAAACATCAAACACCTGTTGCTTGTGTACACACACATTTATAAAGTTTTTGAGATAATCAAAATGCACACTTAAAGTGTCAAATAAATCTTGATCAAGTTGATCTTTGGCCAAATGATAACTGTTTTTGCCAATGTTAGAAAAGTATTCAGACGGTATACCATGTCTGCTTCCGTATTCTGGAAACACACCCACAGTAAATAAACAAGTGTCACCTAAGAGTTTTGCACGATAACCATATGGATTACTCAATCGCATATAACTTTCAATAAATGTATCAGGTGGTAAAAAATCTGGCTTGTCAATATGTGATGCTAACAGCATTACAACATAGGCTTCTATATCAATAGGAAGCTCGTATCCGTGTGTGTCTTGTGTTTCACGAACAATATCATAAAATGCAGAGGTGTAATCATCATGCATCATAATAATATTTACTTGTATGTGTTAAATTTTATATGATGTGTTATATATTTTGCAAGAATTTGTAATTTACAAATGTATTAGAAAAGTTTTTATTACGTCTTCGGTTGATTTCTTGAATAAACTTTCCGGCATCTAATCTGTGTTTGACATAGTCTTTTTCATTTAATTCATTGTCTACAAAATAGTTTCTTAGACGCTGTACATAGTTTAGCTCGTTTGGTTGTGTAGTTGGTTGCTGTGCCACATAGTCAACTATGTCATCAAACTTGTCAATCCATTCTTTAGTTTTTGGTAAATTCAGCACATTTAAAAAAGCCGGACTGTGCAGTATACTAACCCCGTATGTAATGGTGCTATAACGCTGTTTTAAAGCGTATACATCCGCCATAAACTGTTTCATGGAGTCAATGCTTAACATGTTTGCAGTCACCATTATATGCAAGGATATGCCGTTTTTAAGCACCTTTAAACAGGCGTTTAGCCAGTCTTTGTACACTAGGCCTTCTCTGATATATTCTGCTTGTTCTCCATGGCAATCACAGCTGGTATACAACATCACTTCTTTGACACAGTTGTTTTCACGCAAACGTTTTACTGCTATCAATGTGCGATTTAAAATCACAGAACTCACAGCAAGGTTTGTGTTTATTTCCAAACGCAGATCCGGTTGTGGATTTTGTTTTAAATCATCCAACAGTTTGAAAAGATTTTTGTTCAACAACGGTTCACCGCCAGTGACTCTGATTACTTTCAATTGATTTCTAACTTCGGGCCACCATTTCCACCATGCTTCCACATAAGGATTGTGTTCTCTGTTGAGATATGGTGTACGGTCTGTGTCAGCAATCCATTCTAGATTGTTGTATTGATCCGATGTGGGATATGCTCCATGCTGTTTTATTTCACTCCACCACTCACTGCTGAACACCGGGGAACAGTACACACATTTCATGTTGCACACATTACCAAAACTCACTTCTATCTGTGCTGGCACTGTGTCTGTGTCCCATGGCTGTGTTGTCACTTGTTCAAAATAAGGCAGAGCCCAAGTGCTGTTGCTGGATTTTTTGATTCTGTCACTGTAGTGATTGCCCGCAGTGTCTTCCGCTTTCCAACAGTAGTCACATTCTTTGGGACGTTGGCCTGACAACATCAACTTACGCTGTTGTTTTTTGTAGTTGGTGTTGTGTAATGCAGAAGGATTAGATTGTAGTTCTTCCAGTGGCACTTTGTGAGTCTGTGGATGATGACAGCTGTGTGTATGACCGTTTTGCAGATGCACAGTGACCTGTTGCCACTTGGCTAAACACATAGTTGGAGATACAGAATCTAATAGTTGTTTGGTTTTTGACAGCTTGTCCATAATTGATTGTTGTTATTAATTTTAGAAATCAATTACTGACCAGTAACAGTTCGTTCTAGGTCGCCAAATGCCTTAACCGGCTTTGATATAATATCTTGTTTGAATCTATCAAATTTACCTTTAAAGCCTATTCGATTCAATGTGTGAATCATGAACTCACCAATTGCTTCTAATTTTGCAACATCATCAATAGTGTTAACATATTGATCTAGATCAGAAAACGGTGTACCGGTTGGTTGTTGTTCTAATCTTCTTGCTATGTCATTAATTGTTTTTTGCGAATCAGCTGGCTGATTTCTCATTTGTTTGATTACTGCTGTTGTTTTGCTTAACAAACTTGGAGTGACTACTTTTTTAATCTCTTTTTTGACTTGATCAATATCTCCACTCGGTGTTACAAGTTGACCACGATTAGATCTTCCTAATCCAATTGTGAGCACATTGCGTATTGCTTGTTTAAACATAGGATCAGTTACTAACTGCTGAGTTGTTATTCCAATTTTTCTTGCTGTGTCATCAAGATCAAATTTATGATCTTTGTTTTTAATTAGTTCACGAACTACTGTATCTGGTGTTGCTCTTCTAAGTTGACGTTGACTTGTTGAAGAAGATTGACCTTGCGTATTTGGAGCACGTTCACTTAGCTTTTCGTCAGTCTTTTTTTTTTGGTCTTCTTCAGACTCAACAAACTCTTTGTATTCTTTCATCAATTCCTGATAGCGTTGTTCTTGTTCTTCGATCGACTCTTTAGTTTGTGTGTCTTCATCAGCAAGACCATTATCGCCGTGTCTGGCTGGTACATACTTAAACTTTTTAGATTTTTTTACTGAAGTAGTAAAATCATCTTGTTTAAAATGCCCTGGTCCTGTGTGTACCATTTCTTCATTGTCTTCCATCATTGATACCTCTGCGTCTATTTCATCGTGTTGTAATGCTTTTTGAACTTCGTCTGCTGTTGCAGTTGTCATAACAGCAACCATGTCTCTTCTGAATTCGTTTTGATCAACCACTGCTTCAATACCGGCTTGCTCTAGTGCATATTCAATTGAGGGTGCAATTGATCTGTCATCGTCTAAATCAAACTGACCCAAGTCATCAACTGTGACAAAATACTTCTGCTTTTGAGCTTCCATTACCATGTTATCTGTTGTCCTTGGTTAGTGGTGATTTTGCAGATTCGCTTTCTTTAGGCTGGCTAGTATCTGCTGTTTTTTCTTTGCTTTTGACACTCAAAGGACCTTCAACTTCAACTTGAGCTCTGTCTGGGTCTTTGTCTTTATTGTCTGCTAGTGTTTTTAAAAAATTCTCTTTGTGTTTTTCACCAAATGTTTCATCGCCTTCAACTTTGCTTTCTTCTTCAGTGTAGTCTTGGCCAACTTTTGGTTCGTAGTCAGCAGGATCAGATTGTTGTCTGTCAAACTCTGCTTGATTTTCTGCTTCTAATGGATCGTTTTCACTTTTGACCACAATATAATCATAAGGAATACCAATTTTATCAGAAAGATTTCTACGTAATATTTCAGCAGAGTAAGGCATTCTTACAACTGCATCAATAATAAAAACTTCTGTATTTCTAATTTTTGTTCCAAAATCTAGTGGATGTTCCTGCATAATAGTTTTCTGTGGATTGCCAACGCTGACCACATCATATCTTTGCAGTTCTGATTCAATTGTATCAGCAATTTTATCACTGACTTCGCCAGCAATTTTAATTCTCATTGGAATTTCTTTGACTGCTTCGGCTAGATATTGTTTTAATGTCTTCATATTGTTATTTATCTCCTTGATCCTGTTTTTTATCGTTTTCATTGACTTTATCCAACAGTTGATCCAGTAATTTGTTGCGATCACCTACCACATAGCCTTCGCCTTCAATAACATCGTCATGTCTAGGATCACGTCTATCCCATTGATCTACACGCTGTTTTTTTAGTTGTAGCTCAATCATACGCAGTTTTTTGTCTGCTTTGGCATTTTTGGCTTCAATTGCATTTTTCATCATAGTTTGTGCTACTTCAAAAAACTTGCCGGCATGTCTGGCTTCAGAATTCATACCCAAATCCATTAGTTCTCTGAAACTTTTCATAGCATCTGTGGCATATTCATCCATGTCAATGTCATGTGACTCAAGATCTTTGACCTGAGGCAATGCTTTGTCAATTTTTTCAGCAGTTGTTAATGCTTTTTTGATAAGATCTTCATCTTCAACTTCTGGTTCTTGTGTGGCTTCTTCAATTGCTTCATACTCAGACAACGGTGTTGACAGAGTATTTTCTTCAATGTGCTCGTGTATTTTTTGTTGCTCTAATGCTTCTTCCATACTAGGCAGATCAAATTCTTTTTCAAGTTTTTTAGTCATAGTTACTTTATAGCATAAATTGAGTCTTCATTCAAGACCCTAAATCGCATTCCTTTTCTTTTTGTCCATTCTGCGGCCGCTTTCCATTTGGCTCTGTTTACTACTACTCTGGCTTTGTCGTGTGGATTTTTGGCTTTTTCAATAATTGTTTGACTTTTTGGTTTTATTTCAACAAGTTCAACAATTTTCTTTCCAGATTTTGTAACATACATCATCATAAAGTCTGGAACATAGTGTGTGTAGTCTCCGTTGAAAGGATTTCTGTAAGGTATTTTCACAGGCTCACTGGCCCAGCTCAAAATATTAGGATGATTGTCACACATTCTCATAAAAGTCAACTCCCAACCAGAGCGATATCTTGGCTTGCGATTGCCAACATATTTTTCCGGGTGCTTGGGCTCATAAAAGCCTTGATGAAACTTTGCCATACTATTATTTACTTGATAATCTGTCTAGCTATCTGTTTCTTAGGTGTTTGCTTCACACGTAGACCAATTTGACTAGTTCCTGGTCTATAGTTATTCAACAGTTGCACACCCAATGGACTAAGCTCAAGATTGTTTTTGGTTCCAGTAAACAGTTCTTGATAATTTATTCCAAATTTCTGTATTGCATCTAATACCAACAGAGTATAAGCAGTGACAAGATTTTTGTTTGCCACATGTTTTTCAAAAATACCTTTTATGATTTGATACTTTGGACCATTAAGTGATTCACGTGACACACTGGTTACATTTTCTAAAACAGCAGATGCCGGATCAATGGTACTACCAATTTGACCATTTGAAAAACTGTTTGTTATATCACCAAGCTGTTTGATAACTTGCTGTATTGCACCTGTTCCTGCTACTAGTTGTGTGCTTGATCTTTCTGCCATTGTTTTACCTCGCATCATTCTGATCAACAAATTGATTTTTCAAACTGTTGTATTCAGACATTGGTACTTCTTGAATATTTCCTGATGAATCTTTTATTTGTCCAACTGGTGTTCTACCACCTGACATTTTGACTCCAACAAAACTATCTTGATTTAAATCGCCATAGCTTGATGATATTGAAGTCTGGTAACCATCTCCACCTTTGTTGTTTAGTATGCTGTTGTTTTCTCTTGAAAACGGATGTTTTCTATCTTGTAATTCACTGTCAATCACTCTGATTCTATTCTCATGAGAGTTATATGATTTGTTCATTATGTCTGCTTGTTGTTCTTTTTGTGCTGGGGTTAGATTTTCATAACGTTCTTTGAGAGCATTTTGTTCATCTACATGCACTTGCCTTGCATCTAACAATGTGTCATCAGACATTGGTTCATAGAATTCTTCTAGCTTGTTGACAGCTGACTGATCAGGATTTGCTGTGTACAGTGATGCTGATTCTGATTCTGACAGTGTAACCTTTTTACTAGTCGATGTGTTTGAAGTGCTAGACACCGATGATTTAGATGTGGAATTGTTTTCAGATGTGCTTTTTGCTACTGTTTTTTCTTCTGGAGAACCTTTGATTTCGTAGTTAGAGCTTTTAGCTTCTGCAGGAGGATCAATTTCTCCGTTGATAACTTTGTTTCTGTATTTTTTATCAGCCGCGGCTACTAAACCTTCTTGAATTCTGGCTTCTGTTTTAGGATTTTCATTTGGTGTTCGTGGTTGTCCGTTTGGTAAAGTGTTTAAGTCGTTGTAAATTTCTTGATACTCTGGTGTGTCTCTTGCTTCACTCATTTTTAAACCCACTACATTAGAATTACCGGTATTAGTAACTTCTTTTTTAATAGGACTATCGTTGGAACCAGGTGCAACTGATGTATTTGAATTTTGTGTAACTGTGTTAGGCGGTGTTGGCACGTCTGGTTCTAATTTAGTTTCTGGTGGTTCTGGTAATTCATTTACCACAGGCGGTGCAGTGTCGTGTAAGCCTTGAGCTGATTCTTCAAACAGTCTAGGTAAATCATATTCTGCTTGTGCAAGTGGTACGTTTACTTCTTCAAATAATAAGTTTTCATAATTAAAACTCAAACTCACATTGACCAATTGACTGGATGAAAAATCAAATGTATCCATATCAAATCTCTGCAACCTTGGATGGACCATTCTGGTTTTGCTGTACCTGCCTCCAGCAATCTGATATAAATCAATACTTTTAATTAATCTGTGTCTTTGTGGATCATGACTTCTCATTCCGTATTCATGTGTTTGGCGGAATTGGCCATCATCAATTAAAACACTTTGTTCATAATTGACATCTTCATTTGACTCTTTGTACAGTCTAGCATTTTGAAACTCAAATTCATACAGTGTTTTTGCAAACTTAAGAGCCATACCGTCATGTGTGTCATACATTCTCACATTAACTGGTGAAAATGTGACTTTTCTATTGATTACTCGTTTGCGATTGTACTGATTAAAAACATCTTGATCAGTTTCTAGTTTAGGTGATTCAACTTGATTACAGAGAAAATGCAATCTATCTCTATATGCAATTAAATATTTGACTCTTTCAGATAAAAAATTATCAACTACATCAGTATACAAATTGTATACCAATACAAACTGAAACTGTAATCTGTGTGTTCTTTGGAAACTAGGACCGCTCGTATAAACTTGAGCGGCCCTGTTAATTGGTTTGAGAAAGATATCTGTTGCCATAGTAATACTTATCCATGTTTTCTACAAGTATTCTACAACACCAAATTATACAATGTCGTATAATATTAGTTTACGTTGTCGCCAGCGAGACCGGTTACGCCACCAACTGGAAATAATCCATTTTCGTGAATAGCGTTATCATACTTGATTGTTAAAAGCACTTGAACAGGCTCTGATGTTGAATAATCAGTGTCTGAATAATCAACATTCTGCAAGAAACAACCTTCTAATGACCAAGTTTCAATCTGACTATCGTCATCACCATTTAAAATATCAATAGTTGTATTGAACTTGTAATTAGAACCTGTGTTGCTTGATGTTTGTTCAAAGTGGTTCATCTGTTTCTGTACTTGCTGACCTACAAGACCTGATACTTGGTTTGAAATGTCATCTCTTAGTGTGAGCTGAATTGCTTCCCAAGTGTGCTTGCCTTGAATGTAAGCAACAGAATTGTATGAATGAATCGGCACTTCTTCGTGTGACACTTTTGGTCTTGTCACTGACATCACGTTTCTTGTTAACTCAATAACTTGTGCGCCAATTGGACCAAAGTTTGTAAACTCGACTCTAAATCTGTATTTTAATTTAGGTTGTAAAATACCAAAACGAGCGCCATTTACTGGTACACCAAATTTATTTGTGGTAATTGCCATTTTATCTGCTCCTTATAAATTTATTTACACCTTTGTCAAATATTCTGTTGTATAAAATATTTTTTAAAGGTAAAATAAAGGGATAGAAACTACCCCTTTATTTTGATAATATTAACCAGCTAAGTCCTCACCTGTGTTTTTGATACGTACCGGAATATAGATAAACTCAATTGCTTTTACTGGTTGTATAGCAATGTCTATGTACAATTCGTTTCTATCAATTCTAGCAGGTGTGTTGTTTGAATCATCACAAACAACTAAGAAGTCGTACAGTGCTCTCTGAGACACTAAACCAGACATAAATCTGTTAAATGTGTCAGTGACCTGTCTTCTTGTTGTTTCGTCATTTGGTTCAAACAAGAACGGTTTTGCTAGTAGATCCAAT